CATTTATTTATAAAATAATATTAATATAAATAAATTATTCTATGTTTAAGGAAAAAAGTATAAACTCTTTAAAAGTAGTTCCAGTTCAATCTGGCGTTGGAAAATGGGATAAATCAAATTGTAAAGGATATGACGTCACACCAAACGGTCCTTATTTTAATATGTTTATATGCGCGAGAAAAAAATCTGGTAAATCATCTTTAATAAATTTAATAACTAAAAAATGTACTGATAAAAGAACTGTAATATGGGTTTTCTGTAGTACTTATAATTTAGATCCTACGTGGAAAGAAATAATATCGTCCTTAGAAAAGAAAGGTAATTTAGTAAACTGTTTTGATAGTTTATTTGATGGTAAGAAAAATACATTAGATGAGATAATAGATGAAATAAATAAAGGTGATGAAATAAATGAAAATTTTAACATTGTTGAACCTAAAGTTACTGGTTCTCTTATTAAATTTGAGCCTTTTCCATCAGAAATAAAAAAAGAAAGAGAATATGTACCTAAAAAAACTGCTTGTGAAAATCTATTTATCTTTGATGATATGCCAGCTGTTTTTTTAAGAAACCCAAGTTTAGCAAGATTATTAAAAACACATAGACATAGCAAAAGTTCTTGTATTATATCGTCTCAATGGATGACCGATCTACAACCTCAATCAATTTTACAATTAGATTATTTTGTAGGATTTAAATCTCTTTCACAAGAGAAAATGGAAAAGATTTATAAATTACTTGATTTATCTATAGATTTTGAAAAATTCTGGGAAATTTATAAACACTGTACGATTGAACCTTATTCATTTATGTATCTCTCCATTCGTGATGAAAAGTTTAGAAGTAAATTAAATAAAGAAATTGAATTAGAATAAATTTTTTCTTTATAATAAATAATGCCATTATTTGTTAAAAAAATAAAAAATCGATTCAAAGTATGCGAAATTGATAATCCAGAAATTTGTTATTCTAAAAAAGGATTGACTAAAAAAAAAGCAATGAAACAAGAATTAGCTATTAGATTAAGTAAATTAAGAAAAACTGGTCGAATTAAACCTCGAATTAAAAAATAGATTTAAAGAGATATTCTCTTATATAAAATGGAAAATAAATATCATATGTGTATTTGTGGTTCATTACATCTTAAGAAAAATTATAATATACATAAGAGATCATTAAAACATAAAGAATTTACAAAAAATATACTGATACCCAGACCATTGGCTGACCCAATCGTCCATATAGATTTTGATTTTTAATTATATAAGAAAAAGTCTTATATAATAAAACAATGTCGTTATTCGATGCATCGTCAACTGCCCCACAAGTAGTTTCATTTAATTCAAAAGATAGAATTTCAGGTTCTAATTCAAACTTTGTTAGCGCTCCTGTTGATATAGGAATCAATAAGTTTAATTCAGTTTGTCTTTTATGTGCCTCTATTCCCAAGTCATATTATAACGTCCCTTCAGGATACAATACTTTTACACTTACAGAAAAAAATGTTGATACAACAATTACAATACCAGTAGGGTCATACAACAAGATCAATCTCGCAAGTGTTTTATCCACACTATTAACTAATGGCTCAGTAGCTCTCGGTAATAACTGGACATATGTTATAACCAATCCCTCACCAACACAAGCTGATACATTTAAATTCACTTTCACAGTTAGTGGTAATGGTCTCTTTCAACCTACTATTACTATGACCTCAACAAGTCCTTTTAGACAATTGGGATTTGAACCAAGCTCAAGCTATCCTTTTGTAGCAAATGTATTAACATCAGCAAATGCTATTAATCTAGCTTATATATTAAGAATTTTTATAAAAAGTAATATTTGTAATGATTCAAATGATGGAGTTTTAGATGAAATTCTAAGCGTTGGTTCTTTTGCTCCTCAAAGTGTTCTTTTTTATCAACAATTTAATATAGATGTTAATACGAGAATTTTTAATTCAAATTTACCTAATAGTTGGAATTTTGTATTAGTTGATTCTTATGGACAAGAGATTGATTTAAATGGAATACCATGGGCTTTTACTGTGGTATTTTATGAAAGAAATAATACACATGAAATTCATAAAAACGAATTACTTATTACAAATGAACAGCGTCTATTCCAGATAGAAATGACTCAACGGAAATTAATTGAGTCTATTAAAAATAAAAATAAAGATAATGAACCTAATGTTGGTACAACAGAAGGACAAACTTTAGGTTCAACAACAGGTGATCTAGAACCTATATATCCTGTTAAATCAAATTATGTAATTCCAGAGCTGGTTAATAATATCGATCATTTAAAGGACTTATCACTTTGAATTTATAAAGTTAATGTGTTTTTCTAAAATTTCATCTTTATTTTTTTCACGATATTCTTTATGTGTTTCTTTAATTTTATCTTTATTTTTTTCATACCATTCTTTTTTTTTTTCTGAAATTTTATCTTTATTTTTTTCACGATATTCTAAAATTCTATCTTTATTTTTTTCACGATATTCTTTTTGTCTTTCTTTAATTTTATCTTTATTTTTTTCACGATATTCTTTTCTTTTTACTTTAATTTCATCTTTATGTAATTCACGATATTCTTTGCTTTTTACTTTAAGTTCATCTTTATGTAATTCACGATATTCTTTGCTTTTTACTTTAATTTCATCTCTATATGCTTCATAATATTCTTTGCTTTTTTCTTTAATTTTATCTCTATTTTCTTCACGATATTCTTTATGTTTTTCATTAAGTTTATCTTTATTTTCTTCATAATATTCTTTTACAGTTCTACCTGGAATACATTTATTAACACAATTATCAGTATTTCTAATATAACGGGCTTCTAATATTATACTTTCTTTTTCAGTATCACATTCATCTATTTTAATGATATTATAATTTTCTCTTAAGATAATTTGTTTAGAACTACAATCTAAACAATTTTTATGCTGACGTAATCTTTCTTCTAAAGTCCGCATAGTTTTCCCAATATATACCTCTTCTGTCTCATTACAAACAATTTTGTATATCTTATACATTTTATTAAGAGAATAATGAATTCTCTTAAAAAAATCAATTTTTGATTTTTGGAATTTTAGACCAAGTGTTCTTCTATAAAACATTTTCTCCATTTTGCTGAAAAATAAGTATTACATAGTTGTTCACCTTTAGAGATATCTTTTAAAGCAATAATAAACATTGTGTCATCTTTTAGATTACCAACTTTTTTAATATTTGGAGTATCGCTATGATTATACCAAGGAATACAACCACTTGCGCCAGCCCAGACAGTTCTATCATCAGACCAAGTAAATAGATGTGGATTTTCATGTCCATTGACATTTTTTAATCTATACATCATTCCAAATTCTATAATTTCATCTTTTTTAAAATTTTTCCGAGCGAACACCCCATAACCAAATTTACATTTATCAATATAAACATTGGAACAATCTATTCCTCTAAATCCATCAACTTTGAAATTATCTTGAGACATTTTATTATCTCTCATATTCTTTTAATTCATAAATTCTTTTAGTCCAATCTCCATAACATCTTTCCAGATAAGGATATGGATTAATAGCTCCATATAAAACTAAGTCCGAATATATATATTCTTTTTTAAGAGGAAATAGATTATTCTCAAGAAATCTAAATTTAGAATACATATGTCTTGTAGCTCTATCTTTAATAGAAATAATTCCATTAAAATTATGATAAACTATAATATCAAGACAAGGACTTACTATATCATTTTCATTCTCAGTATGTTGTAAACCACAAACACGCGATAGAATTTTTAGAAACCCTGTATGTATTTCCTTAATAAAATAATTAAACTCTTTTTTTAAAATTGGTTCACATATATTTCTAAATTTATCATAATCCTCTTGTATCATTCCTAAATCTGTATCATTATCATATGGAATTTGTCTTTTCTCTCGAACACATCCCAAAAGAGTTCCTCCATCGATCCAATATTGAATATTATGTTTATGACATAAATCAGTAGTTCTTTTTAAAAGTAAATAAAGTTCATTCAAATACATTTCAGGTAAATTAAATTCATCTCCTTTTACCTCCATTTTTTATTTTATAATTTATTCTCTTAATATATTTTATAATCTTGTAATTATAAAATTAAATCATATTTAAAATTTATTGAACCATTATTCCATTAGCAGATAAAGTCATAGTTTTTTGTGCAGCGATTACATTACACCAAGTAGCAGTTGATGCTGTAGAAAGAGTAGCTTGTAGTTGAAATACTGAGTTTTGAGCCCCAACATCAAGTCCATCGATCAATGATTGATCAATTTCACAAAGTGGTTTAGTTCCCACCCAAGAATCGATATGCACCCAGTTTCCATAAATGTATTCTCCAGAGGTTTGAATAACAGATTTACGTAAGAATTCTTTATTAGCAAGTGAATAATCCTGACCCTTAGTACAATCGTAACCTGGAGGATAAGAAATTGCAATTCCATTCAAGAATGTATTATACAAGGTCAAATCCTCGCGAGCATGGTAATTGTTTCTTGAAATATACGCAGACGCAGCAGTTGTACCTCCTTGATTAGGTGTGAATGGAGCAGATGCTATGAAAAGAATACGATTTCCATAAGCTTTGGTCAATTGGAGCTGGTATGAATGACTTGTGCTATTACTTAAACTCTGTCTAATACAAGTGGGATAAGCCAATGGTAATGTTACACCTTGTTTCATAACTTTATCGATTACTTGAGAAACTATGGCTAGATTTCCCTCGTTAGCCAATGATAAAGAAATATTAGCAATTGATCCTGCAGCTGAAGTTTGAGTAGCAGCAGATGGGTCAGTAGCACTGTTAGAAACTATCAAAAATTGGTCCACAGCATTAAAATAAACTTGAACGATCAAATTCGAAGGTGAATATAGGACAGAGTTAGTAGATAGAAAAGAAAATTTAAATGCGCTAAAAGGAATAGACACATCAAGCACAGCAGCTCCAGCAGCAGCCAAATACCATTCTCTTTTACCAGTATAAGGATTGTAAGTAGCCATAGATACTCCAGCACTATTCAAATTAGTAGTGCTATTAACACGACCCAAATCTTCAACAGGATAAGGTGTAGAAGCAGCTGAGGTAGCAGCAGGAATTGCTAAATCCATAGATTTTGTCATAAAATCTTCGATATCAGTAGCAGCTGGGATGATTAATTGAGCGTATTTTTCAAAATTGCTACAGTCCATCAATAAACTATTAGTAGCAGAATCATAAACAGTAATTCTACCAATAGCACAAGCTGTATTACCATTAAAAAAATTAAATTTAGTTCCAGATGTAGTTAAGTTAATTTGGAAATTAAGTTTACTTTTAGATGGGTTCCAGCAGCTTGGACTAATTACAAACTCCACAGGACCGGACAAACTTGCTCCTAAAGTTACACTTGAGGCTCCTTGAGGAGCGATGTTACGGTATATTATAGTACTGTGATTATTTACAGTATTAGAATAGTTTAGTTCTTCAGAAATCTTTTCAGACATTGTTTATTTCTAACTATTTATTTTTTTTTTAAAAAAATTTTCAAATATTTTTTTTAATTTATTTCAGTTTCACTATTAAATTCTATTACAAATCCTACTTTATCTGTAGCAGCTCCTCCATTTGATGTTGCTCCAACACTACCATCCATGTTTAAAATCGTGAAATTAAAAGTTCCATTTACATCTATTGGATTCCAAAGTTGATGTTCTATATCTTGAACAGTTGCACTGGAGTACGATGTATCCTGCGAAAGCACGCATATGGGATTATTTACAACAAGATCGCTGATAATTGTAACGTAATTAGTAGTTCCATTAGTTCCTGCTTGATAACCAGCCGATTTTATATGTATTTTTTTTACTTTGAATGGGACTGATATATATGCGGATGTAGTAGATTTTGCTGTAAATGTCAATGGAATAAACTTTGTTAATTTAGTCATTATTTTATTTATTACATATAATTTTTTATATTAAAATAAATAATGGCAAGACCTTACCGACTTTATTTAACTAACAGTGGCAAATATTACTATATTGTTGATGGTAAAAAGAAATACTTAAAAATTCCTATTGGTATGTCTCAAAAACAAGTTCAACAAATTAATATAAAAAATATTATTGGTGCTACAGCAAAACGTATTAAGAGAAAGAAAAAAAGAGTCCCTATGAGATATACTAAAAAAATTACAACTAATGATATGTTATTACAAACAACTGGTGGACTACCCGGTTATATTTTTCAACCTCAGAAAAAGATTCTTTCTCTGGCTGAATTAGCTGAAAAAGCTGATGATACAAAAAATATTATCGATTTATTAAAAAAAGCTTTTATAACAGAGAAAAAGGATAATATTGGAT